CACGTTGCTTACGCAATGGGCTATATCGTAACTAAGGAAGAAATGGACGATAACCTCTATGAGCAAATCTCCAAGAAACGTTCAGCAGCTTTGGCTATGTCTTTCCGTCAAACGAAAGAAAACATTGGTGCTAACGTTTACAACCGTGCATTTAACTCTACCTATTCTGGTGGTGATGGCAAAGCACTTTGTGCTACTGACCATCCCAACACTACTGGTGGAACTTGGGCTAACAAGCCTACGGTTGATGTTGACTTGTCCGAGGCTGCTTTGGAAGATGCAGTGATTGCAATCATGGGTCTGCAAAATGATCGTGGTCTGTTGGTCGCTATTCAACCAAACGACTTGCACATTGCTCGTCAAGAAGTATTTAATGCTCAACGCATTCTTCACTCTAGCTACCAAACTGGTAATGCCAACAATGACATCAACGTCATGAAGTCTGGCAACTACCTTCCAGGTGGTTTTAAAGTGAACCATTACTTCTCTGCACCTCACGCTTGGTTCATCCGTAACACCATCCCCGGTGGTACTGGTATGAAGTACTATGAGCGTCATGCCATCATGTTTGATCAAGACAATGACTTTGATACGATGAATGCTAAAGCTAAAGGCTATGAGCGTTACTCGTTCGGTTGGTCTGATTCTCGTGCTGTTTGGGGTGTTAACGGCCCCTAATTGTTCTTAGTAACAAGCCCCCTCCTAGTGAGGGGGTTCTTATTTAATAGGAGGCTCTATGAGCTTTGAGCGTGAAAAGGAAAAGGGCAAACGCCCTGATCCCGGAAAGATTCCACACAAAATGTAATGTGTGGGTTAGAATCCATTTACCCGATGACGCTTCACAACGAAGCGTTGTTTAACTTAAACAACGTCAAAGGATTTTTATATGGCATCCCCTACCCGTTTCCCTTCTGGTGTATCTACACAAGCAATTGGTTCTACTCTAGGACAATTTCCTCTTCCTGATCTTACGGACTTGTCTGTAGACTTTGAAGACTTTAATCAATATGTAGCTGGTGATTGGACTGTAACCAATACTACAAGCCACCAAACTATTGGACTTGTTGCTGGCAATGGTGGAATAATTTCTACTGTAGGCGGTGCGTCTAGTGTTACTAGTGACATTGGTGCTATCCAGTCTAATCCACTAAACTTCAATATTGCTACTAATGCAACTACTGCTACTGCACCTCCTACTCAAGTAGCTTGGTTCTACTGTGCATTTAAAACTACTACTGCTGTTAATGACCAATTGCAAATTGGTGTATCTGCTTCTAATGCTGCTTTAACTCCTACTAGTGGCATCTACTTTAACAAAGCTGCTGGCTCTGCTGCCATTACTTTTGTTGTTCGTAAAGGTAGTGCTTCGTTAGCTGCTACTGCTTACTCAACTGGTACTACTACTGTTGCTACTCTTGCTGATGCTACATTCATTAAGTTGGGTTGGTACTACGACGGTAAAGGCAACATTGATGTGTTTGTTAATGACGCAAAAGTTTGCTCTGTTGACGTAGGTGTGTCTACTGGAACAATGGTTGCTACCTTCCCCAATGCTACAAACATGGGTATTGGTTTTGGTTGTAAAGCCGCAGCAACTGCTCCTACTACAGCAGACATGATTGTTGACTTTATGTTGTCTGCTCAAACCCGTCCTTACTAAGATAGGTAACTATGCACGCTATCCTAGAGCACAAAGATACTAAGGACAATATTACTGTTTCTGTCGTAAGCGATGGTGGCAAGAATACTGTGTTCTTAATAACAGGAAAGATAGTACATGAGAATGACTCTATCTTTGACATCATTGATGTGTCTAGGTTAGCTGGTAAACCAACTAACATTCGTCTTGACTCAGTTGTATTTATGGTTGAGACAGGACTACGAGTGTTAGTTAACTATCGCAATCAACCTTACACGCTCCCCTTAGAAGGACGTAGTAAGGTTGACTTTGGTTATGTTGGTGGCCTTACAGGACATGAAATTGATATGGTCTTTAAAGGTACTGGCTCATTTTTTATAGTGCTTGATGTAAGCAAGATGGGGGTTTGATATGAGTGATATGTTTATTAAGAGTGGTGAACAACCTCGCTACTTTGCTTTTAGTGGAGTAAATTCAGCAACTACTGTTGTTGCTTCTTCTCCTATTTATAAAGAAAGTCCTTACGGTACTTTCCAAGCTATTGTTACTGGTACAGGTGCTGTAACTGCTACTGTTAGCATTCAAGTGTCTAACGAAACAGATACGTTCAATGCTGCTAAAACCAACTGGATTACTTTAGGAACTATTAGTTTGTCTGGCACTACAACAGCTACTGATGGCTTTACTACAGTGTGTCCTTGGAGATATGTTAGAGCTAATGTAACTGCTGTAAGTGGCACTAGTGCTACTGTTGAAATTATCATGGGCGTGTAACTGCGCTACTACCTAGGAAATATCATGACAGTAATACTAAGAGAACAAGTAGCAGGACAGGTTGCTACAGACCATGTAGTTAATACAAATCCAGCAGTAATGAGCAATGGCTTAACAATCTTTAACGTAGTAGGTGACGTTCAAATTTTAAGTCTTATATCTGAGTGCTATACAAGTAACAATGCAACTGCTAGTACGTTGCAATATAGTTTTACTTCTAGTAACACTACTGCTGCTACTTTGTCTGGAGCATCTAGTTCGTTAGCAAGTCTTACGGCTGGATATGCTATAGGTTTACAAGCAGCATCTGCACTAACTACTGCTCCTTTGATTAGCAGTAATAATGCTGGAGCAGTGCTTAATACAAATCCCCGTGGTATTAGACTTCCTACAGGAACTATAAAACTTGTCATAGGTGTTGGTTCTACTACAGGAACTTGGAGACACTACATTCGGTGGGAACCATTGGAACAAGATGCTTACATTACACCAGCGTTTTAATCAGGAGTCTTTATGACCTCAACTGTTTTTAGTAGTGGGACAGTCATTGAGTCTCCTTGGCTTAATGATGTTAATACTGCTATCTATACGGCTATTGCAAATGCAAGTGGTAGTCCACCAAATACTACTGCACAGGTAGTAACAAACCTTAGTCAAGCTGGTGGATTAGCTACGCAAAATACAGCACAAACTTTAACTAATAAAACTTTAGTTGCTCCTATACTAGGTACAGCTACAGGAACGAGTCTATCAACTACTAGTAATCAAGTTATTAGTGGTACTGGTAAGCAGGGATATGCTACTGGTTCAGGTGGTGTTGTAACACAAGCTACTAGCAAAGCTACAGGCGTAACACTAAGCAAATCCACTGGTCAAATTACGTTAAACAATGCCGCATTAGCTGCTTCAACAACTGTAAGTTTTACCTTAACCAACACAGTAATTGAAGCTGGCGACATTTTAATAATGAATCACATTAGTGCTGGCACGGCTGGTTCATACTCATTAAATGCTCAGTCAACAGCAGGGTCAGCAAGCATTAACGTGCGTAATATTTCTTTGGGTTCTTTATCTGAAGCCATTGTTATTGCCTTTGCAGTGGTTAAAGCAGTTGTTTCTTAATTGACAACTTAAGGATATATATATATGTCACTAACAAAAGTTTCATACTCAATGATCACTGGTGCTCCAGTTAACGTGTTGGATTTTGGCGCGGTTGGCAATGGTATCGCTGACGATACAACGGCAATTAAAAATGCCATTACTTATTTAACCGGCTTGGGTGGCGGCACGCTATTGTTTTCTGCTGGTACTTTTAACATCTCGTCGCCAATAGCTATTACAGCCCCAATTAACATTGTGGGGCAAGGTGATGGATATGTTGCGTGGACTTCATTTTCAGCAACAGTAGGAACAACATTTAAATATACTCAACTTGAAACTATCGATAAAGATTTTTTTAATTTTACATCTATCAATGGTGGTGGTGTAGGAATGCAAAATGTTAGGATAGATTGTAATAATAAAATTAACAAAGGATTGGTATTAAATAGTGTCGTTGGCGGCATATGGAAAAATATTTATGTCACTTACCCGAATAACGTTGGTGTTTATCTTGCTGCTAGTACAGGTACTAACTCTTGGAATACATTTACTAACTTAAGTGTAGATTGTTTTGGAAATAAAGCCTGTATATGGCTTTCTGGCTTTGCTAGTGGCGCCAACGCTTGCCATAATACTTTTATAACTACTCGGTTAAATTTTGGCGCTACTAGCGGTGGAAGTGGGCATGGTATTTATCTTGGTGGTTGTGATAACAATACTTTTGTAACAACGTATATTTATTGCGCCGCTGGGACGGTTGGATACGGTGTCTATTGCGACCCCACAGAACAAACTAATTTTCCTGGCAATAATCATTTTTTCCATTTACAAGCAAGTACAAAAGGTTGGTATCAACCAGCTACTACCGCCGTTTCACCCGCAAGTATATTTGGATACGCACAAGATAATGGGCAACCATATCCAATAACAAATGGAACTTATTTAAATGTTATTTCCTCAGATAGGGGAAACATTAAAGGTTCCCCTGGATTTTCAATTGGATATAGCGTAGGGTTAAATTTTGTAGGTGAAGCGGCAATTCCAATTGGCAGTGGTTCATACACTGTTGGTTTTCCTTACGGTGTAGAACCAGACGCAAATTACTATGTGTATTTAACACCTAAATATGCAACAGCGCCTTCATACTATGTTTTTAATTCTACTGCCTCTGGATTTTCTATACAACTTGCTGCTCCGCAAGCCTATGTTGTTTATTTTAATTGGATGATTGTCAGGATATAAGATGCCAAATACATATAGTTGGAAAATAAATTCTTTAAGCTGCAATTCAGCCGAACATAGCAATGTTGTGGTGTTTGCTGAATGGGTTGTTGAAGGGGCAAACGGGGTAACTACTGTTTTAACTCGCGGCATTCAACCCTTGGCTTACAACAAAGATTTTGTTTTTATTCCTTACGAAAACCTTGTGGAATCAACTGTAATTCAATGGGTGCAAAATGCTATGGGTCAAGGCAGAATTAGCCAAGTTCAAAAAACATTGGACAATTTACTGACCGCCGTTGCAGCCCCATATATAGCAAACCAACCTTTGCCTTGGGTAAGTTAAAGTGGCTAACAGCAAAATTTCCGCATTAACCGCCGCGACTACGCCAGTTGCGGGGACGGAAGTTTTGCCTATTGTTCAAAGTAGTGCAACGGTCAAACTTGCCATTTCTGACTTAACGCCGGGGCTTGGAACCATCACCGCAGCTAAAGGCGGCACAGGTCAAACAACTTATGCCGTAGGCGATTTGTTGTACGCTAGTGCTACCACAACGCTATCTAAACTTGCTGACGTAGCCACAGGCAATGCGCTTATTTCGGGCGGCGTAACAACCGCCCCAAGCTGGGGAAAGATTGGCCTTACAACTCATGTTAGCGGCACGTTGCCAACGGCAAATGGCGGCACTAATTTGACTAGTTTTACCGCTAACGGCGTAATGTACGCTAGTAGCACAAGCGTGTTGGCTACCAGTTCGGCGCTTACATTTGATGGGACTAATCTATCCGCTACGAATAGCATAAGTTCTGTCAATACGTTTGGGTATAAAAATCGTTTGATGAATGGGTCTATGGAGAGTGCTTTGTACAGCACATCAGGAACCGTTGCAAATTCTACGGCTGTTCCTACATCGTCTACAGGTTATATAACGGTAGATAGATGGTTTATGTACGCTACAGGAGCCGCTGTTTCTGTAAGCCAAACAAAAATAATGTCTACGGGCATTCCATATCAAACGCTCATAAGTGGAGCAGCAAGCAATACTTTATTTGGGATAGGCCAACGAATTGAAGACGTAAATTCTTGTGACTTAGCAGGAAAAACTTGCAATCTTTCTGCTTATTTGCAAGGGAATGGGGTAACCACAGTTACTTGGACTGCGTACTACGCAAACACTTCTAACACATTTGGGACTATTGCAACACCAACAAAAACATCTATTGCTACCGGCACATTTACAATTACAACATCGTTTGTAAGGTATAGCGCACAAATTAGCGTCCCCGCCGCCGCGTACACGGGGATTGAAATATTGTTTACTGTAGCGGGTATTACTGCTGGCAATAATTTTGCTGTTACTGGTGTTCAATTTGAGTTAGGCAGCCAAGCAACTTCGTATGACTTTAGGTCTTTACAACAAGAGTACCCATTAGTTATGCGGTATAGAGAGACCGGAAGTTATCGTTGGCGCGGTGTTGATGGCGGCGCAACGGATGTCGTAACAAACTCTTTTAAAGTTTATAAGTACGCCACACCAACTGTAAGTGTAGCTACGGCAAATATTTACACGGAATCTTTTGCTATAGCTTTAAGTGGTGTTCCATACGATACCGGCACTATATCTTGGACTGCTACCTC